CTGTTTTTGGATCGGGTTTTGCAATAAGAATACCGGCTTGCAATTCGGGATTGCGCCACATTTGCTCGTTACCCAGAATGTTATCAGGTGTGCCAATCCACTGCTCACGTCTTCGGTTTTTAACCTCCGCGGCAATCTCAGAACCTACATAGTTGACAAACTTCTGTGCATCTTTTGCTTCGTGGATAAATGACCTTGTGTATTGCTGGCCGTCAATAAAATTCGAATCCCCATCAACAAATATCAGCGGTAAATACTTAGAAGGCCAGTCATTGAATTTAATAATCTGGTTTTGGGTTAGCATGTACTGGCGTATTTTAAAATCTTTACTCATACGTTCCGCGTGCACTTCTGGAATGCTTCTGCGTATTAAGTCACCCACAACTTGCGAACTATCAGCTAGAGCGCGTTTAAGCTCTAGGTTTTTCTTCATATCTTCCCACTCATCCTCTGTAACTGTCGTACCATCAGTAAGCAATAATATTTTTATGGGATACCATTCTTTTCGCGTGTACTTACATACAACGATTGAATCGCGGGTTTCCCATTGAAAATCTAATAAAGAGCGTGGGTCTGAATAACTTATAGGGTTAATAATATGCGGATAGGTTGCATAGAATTCTTCTTTCTTGTAAACAAATTGCCTTGAACAGAAATTACCGTCACCTTTATGTGGTTTTAATGCGGTGGGGTCAAATGCTGTGCGTGTAACATCGGGTATAATGTCATAGCGAATCACTTGGTTAAAAGACCTTGGACTTTCGTACTCAAGCAATATCTCAAACGCACCATGCCCCATCATTAAAGCTTGCTTAAAGGCTGTCTGGTAGACTAAATCGTTTTGTGACTGATACGATATTGTGCGTACCAAATCTGCGCGTAAGTTAATTTGTTCTTGCGATGCATTACCAGTAATTGAGCGCACCATTAAATCCGGTTTGTTTTTGCGCTGTTCGCCTAAAATCTTTTTAATTGGGTCATAGAGCTTGTTAAACACCATAGGTGGTTTAAACAATCTACTAAATTCTGAACGCTCAACAGCCGACCATTGGTCGCGCAAAACAAAGTTCATGTCGTCTTTGCCGCGTACTTGGTTTTCACCGAAATAACCATCCCATTGCACCATATCTTCTCGGGCTTTGGTCAATACTTCTGCCTCGTCTATCCCAGCATCATAGAGAGAAGCTTGTAATTCTTCGTTTATGCTGTCTATTTCTTGTACTTCTAGTTGTTCAGCAATGATTTCCATGCTCTGCCCCGTCCGTTGGGTTAAACATCTTAAATCGTGACTTTAACTATTTGATGTCAAAGCCACGTTTTAATCGCTTTAAATCGCCTCATAATGTGGCGATTTTGTAACTATGCTTCGTCTTTTTTTTCAGCATCAATCACAGGCAAAGGTGCTATAAATTCAATCCAGTCATCTTTTTCAAAGTCATCGATTGAAAATATAAAGTTACCAGCGTTAGGCGTAGGTTGGGTTACAATTTTCCAAACGTATTTCATATCCGGTAAAACTTTTAAGTAACCTTCTGTTTCAGCCCATGCGGCCCGACGCATAGCCATACCTGATTTCATTTGTTCCAATGCTTCTAAAAATAACATCCTTATTTCTCCTTTTTGTTTTATGGTAAAACTGTTAATCGACAAGAACCGCTTGTAAACACGGGCTTGTATATTTGATGACCATCTGATGCCACACACATAACAAAGTCAGTAGCTAACAAACTGTTATTTGATGTCTTTAAGTAGTTATCAAGGTATCCTGCGGCTGAAACTTCGGCTAGTGTATTACTAGGTGCGTACAATCGACCCATTCTAGGAACCACTTCGTTGCTTTCACCAGCGAAATTTAATAGCAAAGTAACTTTGGCTTGAATTGTCATTTTAATTTCCTTATTTGTCTGCTAAACGCTTCAAAACTTCTTTCAAAGCGGGATTGTTTGTTAGTCTTTGAAATGTTACTTCGTGCGCAAGCTTGCATTCCTTACACATTTTGTCATTTTTTTGTGGACTATAAAACCTACCACAACTAGCGCACTTAATCATTTGTTAGAAATCCTTAATTGTACAACATTATCTGTATAATTTAATTCCTTTTTTGCTCTGTTAAGTAGCGTATTTGTAATGTCTCGCAGCTCTTTGATGCAATCTAGACATTTTACACCCAACATATTTTTATTACGCATTCCGCAATATAAACATCGTTTATTCATTTTCAACCTTAAAACGTCCTCATAACAGGATTAAACATATTTTCGTGCTTGTGTGAGCCAAACTTATCTTGCGTTACCTGGTCGCTAGCAATCTCTAAACATCCGTAACCTAGTGCGTCCATAGGGTGGGAAGCCATATTTTTGGTAGGCTTGTCTTTGTAGCGTTCCTCACCCGCAACAGCTACCCGGGCATAAACGTACTTCTTAACAAACCCTTTAAATAATGTTGGGCAATTCTTCTTGTCCAATAGCAATGCTGGCTTCCCATCAACCATGCGATTAAGAAAGAATCGAACCGCCCCTAATCGTGGTTCCAAATCATTTGTTCTTGCAGCAGTCGTTACAATACCTAATGAATTAAGCTCACCAATGCAAGACATTTCCTCGTGTATTTGGTCGCGTGCATTACCAGCAGGATCGCCCACGGAACTTTCAACACGGCAATAAGGAAAATCTTTTAACAAACTTGGCATAACAACAGATTCCGCAAATGTTCTAATGCCCATATTTTCACTTACATACTCTTTCAAGATTAATAATTGACCACGTGCCGACAATTGCGTAACAACGCACGCAGGAGTTAACCCAAAATCCCAGGATAAACGTAAACCCAAACCTTGTATTGCCTCTAACTTATCTACCGCATGAAAGTCAGGATTAAACTCAGGATATACGCGCTTATCAAACCCAACTGCCCCGTATTCACCTAGACAAAAAACCTTGATAAATTCTTCGGATTGTCCGCTAGCTAGGTTTTCGTAGTAATGATGTGGCAAATGCCCGGCATTATCAGCATTGGGATTACGTATGTATTTACCGTCTTTGTTTTTAAGTAAGCCAGGAGGTTGTTTAAACAATACGTGATTTTCAGCACAATTTTCTTCAAAGTCTTTAAATATCCAATGGTCATCTTCGGGTGGGTTTGTATCTGCTATAATACCCGACCAATACGTCTCATGACAAAAAGCTTTTGACGGGTAGCGATTCACACGACCCTTCATGTGCGCAAGTGCTGCCTTTGGAACCTCTGATAATTCGTTAATGTAACAACCTGTTAACTCTAATGATTTAATCTTGCGCACATCTTCGGGTCGGTCAAGGGCTATAAATAGCAACTCAAGTTCTACTATCCCATGCCCGTCATTAAACGTATGTTCATAAGTTAACATCGGCTTTTGACGTTTACGAATATCGCCTAGCTCGTCAAACCATGCGAGCCATGTTGCGAGTGTTGTTGTTGCGAGTTCTCCGCTAGTGTTTCGCACAATTCCCCACCGGCTTCGTCTTCTACCATTATTCCAAACTGGCATTGCACAGGCTCGCTTGACAATTTCAGCAATTGAGAGTGTAGATTTACCACTTCCATAAGGACCCATAATGACACGCACAAATTGATCGCAGTCATGAAAAATAGAACCCGTGGGAGTCGGAACATAAATTTTATCTTGCTCATGCGCATGTATAATTATCCTATCTGGTGTAATGGTTAATTGTTTTTGAGTGCCTTTATTTATACCAGCCTCGTAGTCGTTGAAAGTTTTTAGCAGTTCCGCGGCAGATTTCATTTCTCTAAAATCCTTCTTGGTGCGGGAGTTTGGTAATTAGGATTTTCACGGATATTTTCTTGCGTTGAAAAACGAACACCGCATTTAATACATTCGCGGCGTCTAATTATCTTATTGAGTCTGTCATCCCGTTTCGTGTCAACAACACGAGATTCGGGATAGCTACAACAATGACATTGCATTTATTTTCGCACTCCGCGTAATGTTTTAACAAGAATGGCCGTGGATGGAACAGAAAAACGCTTTTTAGGCTTTGGTGTATCGTGTGCATAGGTATCGGCTAGCGGGTCACGGTCATAAGAAGGTGCCGTTTCGTGTTCTTTTTTCTTCTTAATCTTTTCAACCCAGCTGTTTCTAATCGTAGACATTCTCACATCCTATGTGTTGTGCGTGTATTACTTCTTTTTCTTACCTAGAACCTTGTCTGCTTTTGCATCAATCTTTAGTTTTGATGACATGGATAGCTTGCCTTTGTGTTCCATTTCAGAAGCACGAGCCTTGGCATTTCTTGCGTGTACTTTGTCTTCCATGGGATATTTCTTTTCAGCTGGCAGACCAAACTTACCCTTTGGTATTTTCTTTCGTTCTTTAGCGTCTAGTTTAGACATGATATTAAATCCTTTTCTTACGAGGTTTACGCTTCTTTCCCATATCAGCCTCATTGTAAGCGATAGCCACGGCTTGTTTACGAGGTTTATTTCCTAGCTTGATTTCGGTTTCAATGTTCTGCTTAAACCCTTTAGTCCCAGGCTTCGCACCTTTAATCAGCGGCATGTGGCACCTTAGCTTTAGCTTGTATCTTAGATTCAGCCCACGCAAGTACATCTGTAGCTAGTGAATGCGCTTGGTTGATTAGAAATTCTGCAATAGCTGGCTCTTGATTTATCAGTTCAGCTTCTAGTTTCGGAAGAATAATAGCACTAAATAAACTCATGGTTATTTCCTTATGTTAAAGGCGCGTCATGCGCCAACTGAATCACTTACAATTTGTATTAAACTACGCTTACATTCTCTACATTTGTAAACCCCAACCCGAGATTCATAACGCACGCCGCCATCCTTCTCGCAATTAGCGCAATCAATGTCTTTGTTTAACAGTATTTCTAAAAGCTCTTTCTTTACATCCGCGTCTTTCAGTGTTTTTATTTCACCAGTGTATTTCTTGTGATTCACGTAAATATAATAAATATATTTCATTCTATTGCCCCAACAGACCAAAGACCAAAAGCCTCTGCCCAGGTCGGAACATCTAAATGGTTTTCCATGCACTCATCGCATATAGAATCAAAAAACACATTAAAAACTCTTTTTGCATCACTCAGTTTTAATTCGTTAACATCTGCGCGATAAAAACTAGAAACCACCTCTTGCAAACTCTTGCAAACTATTCATTTAACAACTCCTCATTACAACAATTAACATTCAATGAAGAGAGTATACATTTACTTATTTAATTAAACAAGTATTTATGTACATTTATTT